ACGTACATTACCAGCAACAACAATGGAACCAATGATGTTCATAATGTCTAAGCAATCAATGGGGCGTAGCTGCTTTCCTTTGCGCTTCTCCAACACATCAGAGATGTTGTTGATACCATTACACAAGTCTTCAGGGCCACTAGCTGTACCGCCAAAGCCTTTGATGGGTGCTCCCTTGCCACGAATAAGCTGTGTGCTATAGGTAAAGGTACACCCAGTATCTGAGTCGCTTAAGAACGCCGCTTTAAGTGTTTTGCCAAGAAGCTTGACCCAGCCTTCACGGCTATCTGGGACAATAAAAGAAGCGTCAGCGGTATCATTGCGAGTAGGACGAACAAATCCAGAATTAACGAACGGAAGTTTATCAACATTTTTCCTTTGAATGTTATAGCCAACACCACTACCCAACATCAACAAATCCATAGCCCATGTGAAAGGCTCAATAGGTTTATCAATGACAGTGAATGCACAATTTTGTAGGCTAGCTAAGCCAAGTTTAGAGACAGTGGGAGTACCAAGCTGCCACAGGAAACGTCCTGCAACAATGCCTTTTAAACCCAACAGATAGCCTCTTAAACGCTCTTGTTCATCTTCTCTGAAGCCACACCCTAGCTGCTCATTGGTGGCCTTTACAACCCTATCTACTACGTCAGTAAACTCCTCTGTCTTGCTGTTTAAATCTGTCTCGTTTAGTCTTCGTGCGTATGTACGCTTCATTGTTAAATAACCTATAGTTGACCAAGGCGTTACTACATTAGTGTTCATGTTTCTCCAGTATGAATGAATGCTGAGGTGAAAAAAAGGAGCAGAGTTGCTCCTAGATGGGGATGCAGTTATACATCAAAAACTATTCTTCGCAAGGATTTTCATCTTTGTCTTTTAGTTTCCAGTTGGTGTACACTAATCTATTTGGAGTTACCATATCATAACTATAAATATCTACATCATACAAAACATCTTGCTTAATGGGATAACCATAAATAATTTCTAGAAAGGAAAGGAAAGCTTCTACAGCAGAGGGCCAAGTAGCAGCATCACTAATTTCATGGGAAAGCTCAGTGGTTTTTCCATCAACTGCCGTGTGTGTAAAAGTATACCTAGCATTAGATGCTTGGTTTAAATATTCTCTCATGTCAAACTCCTTCAAATAAACTTAGGGATAAAGATGATAGCACAATTGTTGGGGTTAGAAACCCGTGCCATGTAAGCAACGAGTTCCTCCCCACTTGGCGTAGATCAAATGAGTTTAACACTCATAGGTAGAAGCTACTCCATCTAGATAATCATCTGCTTCACTGGGAATCATATAATGTTTCAACAAAGTTTTGCATGCATTACGAACATGGATGCTGTTATCAATATCTTCTTGGTGAAAGAGATATGGATTATTATAAGTTTTTGTTAAGCATTTTTTCAATTCATCTACAAACATAGCATCCAATTGTTCTGGTTCAAGAGGAACCCAAACTCTATCATCAGTTTGTTCATCATCATACACAATGTACCACTCGTCATCACGTTCATCGTACTCATACCAAACATCTTCTACAATGAACCACTCGTCATCACGTTCATCGTAGTAATACCAAGCATCTTCATCTTCTACGTAGTAGTATTCAGTGTCTCCCTCTTCATCATAGTAGTAGTTAACATCTTCTTCTTCTTCCTCATAGAAGTCAGGGTTATACAGCTTACCTTCTTCTGCTGCCTTAGTTAACAGAGTAACCAAAGCAAAGTTGATTAAACTTTGTGTGCCTTCTTTATCCATATTCACACGGAAATCCGCACTTCCATCTTCGTTTTCTTGATATTGGTTCATTTCAATTTTCATTTCTTCTTCCTTTGATTTTTTTCCTCATCAGTTTTTATTTTATGACAAGGCTTACACAATACCTGCAAATCAGGCAACTCACAAAACATTCTATCAATATATACATCCCAACTAATAAACCCTACAACTGGGTCAACCACTGGATGCATATGATCTACTTGCACATCCCCTGCTACAAACTCTTCTTTACATACAGCACACTTGTAATGCTGTGCCATCAATCCTGTCTTCTTATTAGTCTTCCTACCAATCAATGCAGCCTTAAGAGCCGTATATTTTGGAGGCCATTTACGTGAAGCTGACCTAAGAGTAGACGTAATGAAACTACGAAACCTAGCATCTGTCCACTGCCCTCCATTTCTATTTTTTATGGAAACTTTCTTCAACGACATTAGATAGATTTATAGAAGACTCTTCTTGAGAAAAGAGATCACGGACAATGTCCAACGCTTCATCAAGAGACACAGCAACAAACTCAGCAGTGGTTTCTATGCTGTTACGTAGTTCATTGTATGACACTACATAGCCATTTGCTGCTGGCCTAATCTCTATACACAGTTCTGAAAACATTAAGAGAGTCCTTCAATATCAATGTAATTAAATATCACTTCTCTTGGAAACAAAGGATTGATACCTTCTGTTAAAGACTCTTCCACATATTCTCGCAACGAAACCTCATCTAAATAAAAGGAGGGTATATCGTCAGGGTCAATAAAGGCTGTCATTGAGACATTCACTTTTATCATTCAGACTTCTCCAATTTCATATCAACAAGTCGTGCATATCCCATTATGTCGTGCCAACTATCACGATGATAACAATCTCCATTAACAAGTCGTGACATCTTGTGGGCAATCATATCTAAAGCTTCTGCCATGTCAGGTTCTAACATAGAATAGTTAACACCGTATTTCAAAACAGCTTTTAAATCCTGTGCTGTGGTGGCAATGTTAATAAATTCTCCATAGTGCCTAGATCTTCGGTCTAAAGTTTCTTCAATATTCATTATTGCTTTCCTCCCTGAGTTACTGTATCCGCAGTTAATACAAAAGTATCGCTAAAGCTATTGTGGTTTGGGTCGTATTCCACTTCAGCCACGTGGCTATAATATTTATCACAATGTTCCATGATTTGTTTAGCAATGTCTTCATGTTCTTCCATAAAAGGTACTACAGATGCAATAAGAACACCCATCCCAATCATATCATCCATGTGTTCTTTCTTCAAAGTGACAGGGCCAAAGCCTGAGACAAGCACCTCAAAGTCTCCTGCCCACATACCGTCTTGTATAGTGGGGCGTAAAATTATAGCCACATCATTAGGCCGCAGTTCTGTTTCTTTCGTCATGATTTTCTTTCGTAGGGGGTTGCCATTGCTGTCCTTCACTTCTTCTTAACCAGAGCAGCCTAGCATTTTCTAGCACTCTTTCTTCGTCACCATCATATGCTGCTACACAAGCCGCATATAATTCTTCTTCGGTGATAAGCTCATTTAAAATCTTGTCAGCTTTAACAGGGCCTATCCCTTGTAAGCCAATGATATTATCAGCAGCATCACCTGTCAAGATTTGTTTATAAAAAGAATACATGCCTTGCTCAGGCGTAACATGATAGCCTTGCTTCTTTACAAAGTTGTAATGCCATCCTGCAATTTGATCTAAGTCTTTATCTACAGAAGCTACAATGCATTCTTCTTTAAGGACAGAAGCTTCAATTGCTATAGCATCATCTGCTTCTTGTCCTTCAACAACGACAGCACCCCACTCCTTCACCATGTGCTGGCGTAGGGCAGGGAGATGTTCAGGTTTAGGGGCTGTTCTGTTTCCTTTGTAGACAGCAGTGACTGCTATGTTGTTCCTGAAGTTATCTTTCCCTGTGAGAAAGAGTTTCCACTGGTCAACATAGCAACCATCAAAGGTGTTGTCTACACCACATGTAAGAATGTCAGCAATATAACTATTAAGCGTATGCTTAGCAGTGGTTGTGCTTTCATTCTTACATGCAAAGGCGATGCGATATCCTATGATATCTGCATCAACTAAGGCTATCATTAGTCAGCAGCTTGTTCGGGGAACAGAGGAAGTTGTGCCTCATCAGCCTGAGAAGCTTGGGCTTTCAAAGCCTCTACTTGTGGAGCAGCTTGTTGTTGAATGACAGTGATATGCTGAGCAGAAAACTCAAAAGGAAGTTTACCCAATCCTGTCAAAGCAGCATTAACAGTGTCAATGTGGAGGTCAAGTTTAATTTTCATTTTGTTTTCCTTTAAAGAACGTCTTCATCATCGGCATTAATGTTACCAGCGCCACTATATTCAACCAAGTCAGTGACAACCAGCTTGATCAAGGATGGACTAATACCTTTTTTATTTTTATGTGTCCAATGATATGCAGTGACCAAAGCCTTAGCCTTGCTGCCGTTACCAATGTCCTCAGTGATTTCATCACCGTCAACATCGAATGCTTTCATTGGTTTTTCCCTAGACTTACAGGTAATATACTTACCCATATCCGCTTTCTTCTCGCTGTCTTGATTAACAGAGATGCCCATTTCCTCCAGAGCCTCTGCTGCTGCGTCAGACAAGTTACACAAGTTAACTTGATAAGCACCGCTGAGATCATTCATCTTGTTCAACTGCGCCCAATAAATGTCACACTTAATTTTTACCTTCTTTTTTTCATCAGTCATTTCAATTTCCTTTATCAAAACCCACCAGTAACGTCAGTGGCAATCACGCCAGTTGTTGCCAATCTTTCCTTCGGCATCAACAGGACATCTAAATTCTAACACTTCTCCTGCTTTTGTTGCAGCTTCTTCAATAATTTTCATAGCTTGTTGTGCCTGAGATACATCAACTTCCCATTGTGTTTCATCATGAACAAAAGCTATAAGCTTTGCATCTATGTTAGCTTCATTCAAAGCCTTCGTAGATTCTATAAGCCATTGCTTAGCCACCACTGCACCAGCGCATTGAAGCAAGGTGTTTAAGGCAGCGTGTTGTGATCTTATCCACAATATTCTACCATCAAGGCCGGGCAGTTTACCATTGACACCAATCTTGTTTATCTTATTCTTCAGCTTCTTTAAAGCTGGAGTGTTGTCAAGAAAGTTTTCAATAAGTTTCTTACCCTTTGTTGCAGACACACCAGCAGTGAGTCCAATCTTAGCAGCACCAGCACCATACAACATTGCGTATGTCATAGTCTTTGTTTGATTACGAAACTTCTTGTGTTCACTATCACCATCATCCTTCACTGTACCTTTAGGGACAAGCCCAAAAGCTTGGCAGTTTTTCCAATGTATATCACCCTTCAAGAGTTCTTCTTGCCACTCCAGATCACGCATGTAGTGGGCTAGGCAACGTAGTTCAATGCCACTCAAGTCCACACCTACCTGCACCTTTCCTTTAGGCACTGTCCACATCTCTCTGCACTCAGCACCATAAGGATTACCCACGGCTGGAACCTGTGCCATGTTAGGGCTACTGTGTGTACATCTACCTGTCACTGCACCATTGGTAATCACCCTGCCATGCACCCTGCCATCAGGTTGTACAAGCTCAAGCCAACTACTAATCTGTGCTACACGTTTCTGTAACATCAAGTATTCAGAGACAAGCTTTGCTTCTGGTAGATCAATGCCTTCCAACACTGTCTCATCCACAATGATGTGTCCCTTCTCTGTCTTCTTCGTAAACACAACACCAAGTCCTTGCAAACGCTCAGCTATTTGTTGTCTACTGCCGGGATTAAAGATGGTGATTTTATCTTTTAATTGTTTGCCTGTCTTATCAGACCAGCGTTGTTCCACAATTGGTTTAAACACTTCCTGCATCTTTGCTTCAATGTCAGCCATGCGTCCACTAAGCTCAGCCTGTAACAGCATAGCCTTGCGCTCATCAAGCATGAAGCCTGTCTCTTCCATCTGCTTACAGACAAGAGCCACTTCATGTTCAAGCTGTACGCTCTTAGCACTGAAGCCTTCGTCAGCCATCACTTTAGTTAGGTGTATGTGAAGTCTTCTAAGCAGCAACACATCTTGCTCACAATACTTAGCCATCTCTTCAGACCATCCAGCATCAAAGTCTGTGAAAGAAATCTTATGCTCTCCCAAACGAATACCCCATGCTTCAAGGCTGTGTAAGGATGGTGCTTTCTGTCCCTCAATACAAACCATTTCAATGTCAGGTTTATATAGTCTGGATAGGACGAGAGTATCCACTAGCTTCTTTGGATCAATGATTATGCCCCACACTTTCTGTACCACTGGTGCATCAAAGCCAATGATGTTATGCCCACACACTTCATCATCACCTAAGTATTCCAGCAAGCCTTCGGGATTTCTCCAGTGTGTAAGCACACCGTCTTTCATAGTGATACACAGCCATATAGTGTCATGGCTTGTGTTTGTTTCTATGTCAAGATAGATCATTTTTTTGGTTTGTATATTGTGTTCAGTGTTTCAAAACTTCCATCATCAAATTTATATACCACAATGCTGGTGATGATTCTTCTTTGTCTGCCCAAGCGGGGATGGTCTACTCCATACACTACAGCCTGTGTAATTTCATTGCTATCTTGTTTGTACAATTCTTTCTGTTCATCAGTTATTAAATCAGTAAAGAAATCAGCCTCACCAACAAAAGTGACAATTGGTTTTTGTTTCATAATGCTTCACCTTCCTCTTCAATATATTCCAACATCCTACCAGTATGTTTGTTGTAAAGCAAGTTACCAGCAGGGCCTGTTGTTCCACTAAACCTGTTCTTAAGCACACGAACCTTAGTCTTGTTGCGTGTTTGTTCTTCTTCTGCTTGACCATTACGTTCAAGACCAATCACCATATCACTAAGCTGAGCAATAGACCCACTACCTCTTAGCTGTGCTAATGAAGTGACAGCACCTTCCTCATGCCCCTTATCAGAGGGACGTTTAAGATGGCTGACAATGATGAGGGCTACGTTTGTTTCTTGTACAAGCATACGAAGCTTGGTCATTATTTCATCAATGGCTTTACGCTCATCGCCACTCTCTTGTGCAGACACAATGATGGATACGTGATCAAGGAATATGTACTTACAACTAAGTCCCTTAGCCATGTAACGCACACGATTGATAATATTATCTGTTGATGTGCTTCCGAAGTGGTCAAACAAAAACAATCTACCAGTACCTAACGTATTATCAAAAGCTCTCTTGCGTTCTTCCTCACCCACCTCATGGTCAGGCAGGTGCAATGGGACATTAGCTGCAAGAGACATGATGGATAAGCCTGTCTTACGAATGCTTTCTTCCAAGAACATAAGGCCAATGTTGTCCTCTGTCTTCTGCACAATGTGCCACACAATTTCTCTAAGCACTTGGCTCTTACCCAAACCACTACCAGCCGTGATAGTTACTAGCTCACCAAAGCGCATACCGTAGGTGAGTTCATTCAATCCCTGCCAAGGATAGAAGCAATCTGCTGGAGCCAAAGGCTTAGACATTTCATCCCACAGAGTGGAGCCAGAGACAATGCCATCTGGCACAAACTGTTCAGCCCTCCACCATCTATCTACAAAGGCAGCTTCCTTGCTTTCAGAAAGCCAATCACATGCATCCTTGTAATCAGGAAGTGGTTTAAACACCTTGCACTTGCTGCCGAAAAGCTCAGCCACTTCCTTAGCTGCCTTCACTCCATGCTCGTCACCATCAAAACATACTATGATGTTTTCAAAGCTGTTAATATATTCATAATATTGCTTGCAATCTTTCAACGCAGAGCCAGCACCATTGCGTATGGACACAACAGGATACTTAGATCCTGTCATTTGATATGCAGCCAGTGCATCAAACTCCCCTTCCACTATTGTGAGATAGCGCCCACCAATAGGGAACAAGTGTTGTCCAAACAATGTACCCTTACCCCATGCACCAGCAGTAGAGAAAGATTTTTCTTTTGTGCTTCTTACTTTTGCAGCTACAAGCTGACTGTCCTTATCGTGATAAGGAAAATATAAATTGTTGTCGCACTTAACAACACCAAACTTTTCCATTGTTGCTTTAGTAATGCGTCTGTCAGAGACAGACACTGACACACCTTCTCTGTATTGTTTAAGAAAGGAGGTGTCTTCTTTTATTTCAGTTTTTTCTGCTAGCATTTGTCTTTCCTCTGGAAGAATAGTTGATGGGGTGAAAGTATCACACACAAAGCATTTGGTTGACATGTCTTCATTTATTGCCAACCCATCTGAACTACCACAATGATGACAAGGCTGATGTGTTTTAATAAATGTTAAAGATTTATTCAACATTCTATTCCTTTGTACATTTAAAGAGCGCACAGTAGGCTTCATAAAGTTGATGCATCCTACTGTTATGTAGTGCTGTTATACCAATAATTAAGTTGGCTTGTTCATCTTCTGTCATAGGTGTTGGCCTATCCATCAATGCCCACACAAAAAGATCTAAGTCTTCTTTTGTACTCCATGCTTTCATTATTAGTTGGTCTAAGTCAGAGAACTTTGCTTGTTGCTTAGCAGTCTCTTGCATTTTATTATAGGTTTCTTTGGCAAAGTTGGCTAAGTTTTCTTGGCTCCATGAATCAAATGCTGGCATTCTGTTGTTCCTTCCATCGTTTACACATCTGTTTTACTGTCTTGGTTTTCTTTTTCTTATCGCACACTGCGCTCATTGATTTGTACTTTGCCTTTGCTTGCAAAGTCATTGGCACTGGCGGCTCGGGGTACAGGCCATTCCAGCCAATGGTTCCAAGTATTGCGCTCAAGATTAGGCGGTCAATCATGTGTTCTTCTCCTCAGTTATAGGCCAAAAATACTTGCACTCTTCACCCTCTATCCTTGGATTGAAATATGCTTGCCAGTGTGGGGTTGGTGTTGCTTGTGCTCGATAGCATTTTACAAAATTTGGGCATTCTTTGTCGCCGCACATTGAAATATCAGGCATTGTTCTTCTCCTTGAGTTTGGCTTCAATGGCTCGAACGGCATATTCAAATCTGTTAAATCCACTTTTTGATACTTCAAAACGCACATACTCATCACCGATTTCTTCATCCGTCAACCCTACCCATGTGCGCTGTGATTGTTCTGCATCTTTCATTGCCGCTTTAAAATCAGCAACAAAATCTATTGCTTGCAAACCATACTCATTAAGAATATTCTCAACGGCAGGAAACCAATCTGGCGGCTCTGTGCGCTGTGGTGGGTGGGCGTAGGTTTGCCCACAGTTGTGGCATTGCACAACATCATTAAGAGGATTCCACTTTACTGCAC